ATTTACTCTTCTCTGAATGAAACACTTCGACGTGGTGGAGTTTACAAAAATGGTGCTGTGGTATGCCATCTGGATTATACCCACCCTGATGCTATTAAATTCATCACCGCTTCTCGCTCTGATCTGGCTTGGGTCAAACGTTGTCTTAATGTTGACGCTGGCTTTCTTACCAGCGCACCACCCGAACTGATTGAAGCCACCCTTGATGGTATTAAGAAGGGTGATCTTTGGCTTAATAAAATCCGCTACGATTCAGAAGGTAATCGAATTTATGGAAATGTCTGCCTCGAAGTTTATCTTCCTAGCCGTGGCACTTGCCTTCTTCAGCACATCAATTTGGGTGCTTGCCGTCTCGAAGACCTCACTCCTGCTTTCGTAGAAGGTATGAGTAGTTTGGTTTCTCTTCATGCCAAGACTGGTGTTGGAGAAACTGGTGAGTACTTGTCCCCTGAGGTTGATCGTCAAGTAGGTCTTGGTATTCTTGGTCTTGCTAACTTCCTTTGTCAAAACAGAGTAACCTACAAACAATTCGGAGAAGCACTCGATGCGTTCATCTCACATCAGCCTGTACAAACCCCAGCGTATATACTCGTATCTGAGTTGGCAAAGTCAATTGAAATTGCGGCTCAAATCGCTCGTCAGGCGGGTATGCACAGGGCGTTTGCCATTGCTCCTACCGCTTCTTGTAGTTACAACAACGTCGATCTTCGGGGTTACACTACCACTCCTGAGTTGGCTCCTCCTATTAGCCGCCACGTTGACCGCGATTCTGGGACGTTTGGAGTACAGTCGTACTCATACCCACCGGATTGTGAGATCGCGGCAGAGGTAGGTTGGCAGGATTACAAGAAAGTGGCTGATGGAATTGTAACGTTGTTCCGCTCAACCATGCTGTTCCATGGTTATTCATTCAATAGCTGGTCTGATGTTGTAACCTACGACAAAGAGTTCCTACGTGAATGGATGGCTTCTTCGCAGACTTCCCTTTACTATGCTCTTCAGGTGATGCCTGATACCCAAGCAAAGGATGATGCGTTGGCTGCTCTTGATTCTGATTTCCATGAGTTGTTTGGTTTTGAAGAAGATATAGATCCTGATTGTGGCTGTCCCACCATTAAACCAGAAAATGAAATTTGTATTCCCTGCGGAGAATAATGTCAACAACTCTTTCACCCTACGATCAGGTTATTTCCCGCAAAAGAAAGTGGACTCCTGTTGCTGTTCAGAAAGGTAAACTTACTGACGGCTCTGAAGTTTCCATTTATCGTGCTCTTGCTCTTCGTCATTTGGAACTTCCAGTAGCTGACTTTCTTAGGCAAGGTCTTGATAAGGAACTTCCCAAAACTCCTGGTGTTATTCAAGCTCTTGAATCAAACATTCGAGATGAAGAACGACATGACCAAGCTTTCCATTATGTGGTAGAAGCTCATGGATCTGATACCAAATCAGAAACCGAAGGTCGCCACATCCTGAAGGCTTGGCTTGAGGCACCAGAACATCCAATCCTCAAGGCTGCTATTCTTGAAAGGAGTGTTTTCTTTGTCTTACTTCCCTTCTACAGATTCAACGGAGACATCGGAATCAGAACCACTGCCGCCGATGTGTCACGTGATGAACAGACCCACGTCGCAGTTCACTCAATGGTCTGCTCCGAGTTGGGCCTTAAGTCCACACCAAGCCTCAATCGACTTCGCAGAGCGACTGTTGGATGGGTAGTGGATGGGCTGAAATCAGATACAAACCGGTATCTTGATAAGGATTTCTGGCTAAGCCAATCGGATTCCCTCTATGAGCGAGGCAAGGCTCCAGGCCTGTCCGATACCCAACGTGCTCGTATGCCTGCCTTCTTTGAAGCGGCAAACACTGATCTTCCACAATACGGTTAATGATCAAAGCCTGCTGTAAATGCTATCGTTTCTTCAATGCTTCTTGTTTTTATAAAAATAAAACATATGAAGATAAATTGGCTGGTCTTTGCAAACCATGCACAATTAAACAGATGGCAGATCGTTATCACAGCAATCCTCTTGTTTCACGAAATGCTCAACTTAAAAGAGAATTTGGCATTACTCTTGACCAGTATAACGAAATGCTGGCCAAACAAAATCATCAATGTGCTTGCTGTGGTACAATAGATCCAAGAGGACAAGGTACTTTTCATGTAGATCACTGCCACAAAACTGGAATTATTAGAGGACTTTTATGTCATCTTTGTAATACAGGAATTGGAAAACTTGGAGATGATCTTTCAAGCTTACTAAAGGCAGTTGCATATTTAGAAAAATCCGCTGCTATCCAACAATACGGTTAACACCATGTTCAGCACCGAAACAATTCCCCTTACCAGTGTGGTAGGGGGAAGAATTGATCTTGATAAACTTATTGAAGAACTTGATAATATGTATCCAGACAACTATCCAGACCATGAAATGAAACCATGGGAAGCTGGACGAATGGCTGGAATTATCGAGGTAATTCGATTCCTTAAATCAAAACGCAATCTTTAATCATGTGTCTAGCTCCTAAAATGCCTGCACCGCCAGAGCCAATTCCGCCCCCACCTGAACTGGTAAATACTTCTAATGTTCCATTAACTGTTAAAACTGGAATGACTTCTAGAGAAGCACTACGTCAAGCAAGTAGTGGTCCTTCAAAATTGACAATTCCTCTTGGTACTGGTGGTTTAACTTCAGCACCAACCACAACTTCAATGACTAATCTTAGTATTGGTAAACAATAATGGAAAATCAATCTGCCGCAAGTCGTTACGCAAAGTTGGCAAGCGACAGAACGATCTTTCTTGATACTGCTCGGGACTGTGCTGCTCTTTCTGTTCCTTATCTTTTGACACCTACGGGTGTTGTTAATGGTCAGAAACTGCCAACTCCTTGGCAATCGATGGGTGCTAAAGGTGTTAACGTCATGGCATCTAAGCTGATGTTAAGTTTGTTCCCTGTGAACGCAACTTTCTTTAAGCTTCAGATTAATGATGGTAAACTCGCCTTGGATCCAAATCTAAGTGCTACTGTTAAATCAGAGATTGATCTTTCTCTTTCCAAAATGGAACGAGTGGTCATGCAAAATGTTGCTGAATCACAGGATCGTGTAATCCTTCATCAAGCAATGAAGCACTTGATTGTAACGGGCAATGCCCTGGTTTACATGGGTTCAAGTGGTGTTAAACTTTATCCTCTTGACCGTTTTGTGGTCGTCCGTGATGGAGAGGGTAATCCCACCGAGATCGTTACTGTTGAATCTATTGATCGTCAGTTCCTTCCTGCTGAACTTCAAACTGAGCAAGCACGGAATGTTAATGATGTATCAGATAATACTAGCGTGCCTAGTAGTGATGTGACTGTTGGAGAAGGCGAAGCTGCTGTCTATACTTGGGCTAAACTCAAGGATGGTCAGTGGCGTTGGCGTCAAGAAGTTGATGGTAAAGTCCTTCCTGATTCCTTTGGTAAAGCTCCTAAAAACACAACGCCTTGGCTTCCACTTAGGTTTAATGTGGTTGATGGTGAAGATTATGGACGTGGTAGGATTGAAGAATACCTTGGTGATTTGAAGTCCCTTGAGGGCCTCATGCAAGCCATGGTAGAAGGTTCTGCTGCTGCTGCTAAGGTAGTGTTCCTTGTCAGTCCTGCGGCTACTGTGAAGCCTTCTACGCTTGCTAAGGCGGGCAATGGGGCAATCATTCAGGGACGTGCTGAAGATGTGACTGCGGTTCAGGTCAGTAAGCAAGCAGATTTCTCTTCTGCTTATCAGATGATCCAATCTCTGACTCAACGACTATCTGAAGCTTTTCTTATTCTTTCAGTTCGTCAAAGCGAAAGGACTACGGCTGAAGAGATCCGTGCTACCCAACAAGAACTTAATGAACAACTTGGTGGTATCTACGGTAATCTAACTGTTGAACTAGTTCGTCCTTATCTTCAACGTAAACTCTTTACACTTCAACGTGCTAAAGAATTGCCTCAACTTCCAAAAGGAATTGTATTCCCCACTATCATTGCTGGTCTCGAAGGCATTGGACGTGGACAAGATCGTGAGTCTCTCATGATGTTCTTACAAACAATTTCACAAGCCTTAGGTCCAGAAGCAATGGCCCAGTATATTGATCCAGAAGAAGCTGTCAAGCGATTGGCTGCTGCTCAAGGTATCGATACACTTAAACTTGTTAAGACAGCAGATCAGCGTCAAGCAGAAATGCAAAAGATGCAGATGGCTAACATGACTAATTCCCTTGTGGGACAAGCTGGACAACTTGTCAAAGCCCCCATGATGGATCCTGATAAAAACCCTGGCTCACTTGAAGCACTTCAAAATGTCGTCAACTCCGCGCAAGCCTTTGGCAAACAAGCCCAGCAACCCCAGTCCCCTCAACAATAACGAGGAAAAAGCTCCAGTAACCATTACCCCAAAAGAGCAGTTTAAGTATGGTGATGTCAAAGTATCATCGCCAGGTGTTGGTCGCGTTTCCATTGTTATTCACTAAACCAAATGTCTGAAATTGTTTTTGATGCAACTGATCCAGATGTAACTGCTGCTCGGGAAGCCGAAGAGTTACGCCTTTTGGAATCAGGCAGTAATCTGATTGATAAGCAAGAAGCTGATCTTCTTGAACAGTATCGTCGGAGTGAAGTCGAAGCTGAAGAACATGCTCAGTATGCTGGTAAATTTAAATCAGCAGAAGATCTGGAAAAAGCTTATCTTGAACTTCAAAAGAAACTTGGCAGTAAGGAAGAAAATGTGGTAGAGGATGACTCTGCCCCAGATGACTCTGCCCCTGAAGAAGAAGAAAAACCTGAAGAGAAATCTCCTGTTGCGAAACGAGTAGATTTTCTTAAGGAAGCGTCAGAAGAGTATTACTCTAATGATAATTCTCTAAAACCTGAAACACTCCAAAAGCTCAAAGAGATGCCTTCCGAGGAACTCATTGATGCTTACATGGAAATGCAGAAAAACAACCCAGTAGTTAAAGCACAGCCTCTTTCGGATGATGCTGCTAAATCTATTGTGGATTCTGTTGGTGGACAGGAGGCTTACAATGAAACCCTTTCATGGGCAGCTGATAACCTCAAACCAGAGGAAGTAGCAGCCTATGATAACGTTGTCAATAGTGGCAACAAAGATGCTATCTTCTTTGCTGTTCAAGCTTTGAATCAACGTTATAAAGATTCAGTTGGATTTGAAGGTCAACAGGTTTCTGGTAAAGCACCTAAGACTATGATCAAAGGATTCCGTTCTAATGCTGAACTGGCTGCTGCTATCAGTGATCCACGGTATCGTAATGATCCAGCTTATCGGTATGACGTAGAACAGAAGCTTGCCGCATCTGGTGATCTGATGTAAACTACCCTGGTGACCGTCGTGATGACAGGCCACCTTTAACTAAGACGCGCCGTAAGCAATATTAAAGTTCTTTGCAATTTTATCATGCTATCTCTGCTAACTACAATGTCCGTCATTAGCTCTTGGTATGGTCCTGAATTTAATGGATTTCCAACTGCTAATGGTGAACGATTCAATCAACACGCTCTTACTGCCGCACACAAGACACTACCTTTTGGAACAAGACTTAAAGTTTGTTTCAAACGATGTGCCGTGGTTCGTGTAAATGATCGAGGTCCATACATTCAAGGTAGGACACTAGATCTCAGTAAAGGTGCGGCTGATGCTATCGGTCTCACTGGCTCTGGAGTTGGCCGAGTCAAGGTAACTCGACTTAGTTAACATGTTAAGGATTGGGGGTACCTCAGAGTCGGACCCCCTTTCTATTGTGGAACTGGCCACGTTAAAAACCCAGCACGTGCTGGATCAGGGCCCGCTGCGGTGGATACCCCTGTGTCAAGCAAGATCTTATTACAATTGAATATTATTTGCGCAATAACTCCTTCATGAAGGGAACTGATTAACCTTTTTCATTCCCAAAAACAATGACTGCAACTGTATCTTATCTTGGCGAGTCTAATAAGACTGGCGGCCAATCTCCTACTTACGCTCAGCGTACTAACCTCTTCCTGAAGCTCTTTACGGGTGAAGTCTATGAGGCTTTCCGTAATAGCACTATCGCAAAAGATCTGGTGATGAACCGGACTCTGCGTGGTGGTAAGCAAGCTCAATTCATCCACACCGGTCGTATCTCGGCTGGCTATCGCACTCCTGGTGTGCCTATCCTTGGTTCCGGTAATCCTCCGGCAGCCGAAACCACCATCGCATTGGATGACCTGCTGGTGGCATCTGCCTTTGTGGATAATCTTGATGAGATTATGTCACAATATGACATCCGTGGCCCTATTGCCCGTCAGATCGGTCAAAGCCTGGCTGAATTCTATGATCGCCGTATCTTCCGCGTTCTGGATAAAGCCTCTTCTGCTTCGGCTGCTGTGACCGGTGAGCCTGGTGGTTTCCAGATCAACCTGGGTGCCAACAAAGAGTATGATGCTCAAGCCCTGGTGGATGGCTTCTTCGAAGCTGCTGCTCGTCTTGATGAAGTGGCTGCTCCTAAGGATGGTCGCGTGGCTGTTCTCAGCCCCCGTCAATACTATGCTCTGATCTCTCAGGTTGATACCAACATCCTGTATCGGGAATATGGTAACAGCCAAGGTTCGATGAACACTGGTGATGGTCTTTATGAGATCGCTGGTATTCAGATCAAGAAATCCAACAACATTCCCTTCCTTGGGAAGTATGGTTCGGCTGCTGGCACTGCTATTGATGCTGCTGCTGTGACTGGTGAAAACAACAGCTATGGTATTGCTTCTGACTTCACCAATAGCTGCGGTTTGATCTTCCACCGTGACGCTGCTGGCGTTGTGGAAGCCATTGGTCCCTCTGTCCAAACCACTGGTGCTGACACCAAGGTGATCTACCAAGGTGACGTGATCGTGGGCCGTCTGGCTTACGGTGCTGGCGCTGTGCGCGTTGGCGTTGCTGGTGCTTTCCGTAACGTTTGAGGATTATTCCTTTTAATAAAGGGTAGGCTTATTAAAGCTTGCCCTTTTTCTTTTAATACCTGTCCGAACTATGACAACCCAACTTCAAGCTATCAACCAAATGTTGACCGGCATCGGGCAGGCGCCAGTGGTGTCGCTCGACATCGCTAATCCAGAGATTGCTACGGCATTGAGTATTCTTGACTCGGTTAATCGTGAAGTACAAGGAGAAGGTTGGCACTTCAATACTGAAGTGAATTATCCTTTTACTCCTAATGCTAATGGTGAAATTATTGTACCAGATAATGTTCTCCAACTATCCGATAATAAGACATCCAATTCCCAACAATACCAGACCGTATTAAGAAACGGCAAACTCTACGATAAAGTTTATCATACTTATAAATTTCTTGGCACTGATCCAATTTTATGTGATGTAGTGTGGTTATTTGATTTTGAAGATCTTGCTCAAGTTTTTCAAGATTATATCACTCAACGTGCTGCTCGCGTATTTGCTGGTAGTGTGGTAGGATCAGCTGATATGTTTAAATTTAATCAGCAAGATGAAGGTATTTTACGAGCAAATTGTATTGCTTATGATACTAATACATCTGAAGTAAATATTTTTGGTGTAGAAACTGGTCAGAATTTTTATATTTCGTATACTCCGTTCCGTACTATTGCACGATAATGGCAGCTATTTCTCAAAAGATTGGAAATCTACTTGGCGGAGTTTCGCAACAACCTGACACCAATAAATATAATGGACAATTACGCATTTGTGATAATTATTATCCAGATGCTGCAACTGGATTAATTAAAAGGCCAGGTCTTAAAGGTATCGGCAAATTGGCTAATGCTGTTGCTGATGGTACTTGGTTTCATATTTTTCGAGATAACAACGAAAAGTATATTTTTCAATTTAGTAAAGCTGGTGTCCTTAAAGTTTGGGATGCAATAAGCGGTATTCAGCAAACAGTAAATAGTGTTAATGCTGAAGCTATTTCTTATGCTACTCATACTTTTGCTGAAGATCTTCAAGTTCTTCAAATTAATGATTATATATTTGTTTTAAATACAACTAAAATTGTTTCTAAAGGAGCAACTTTAAGTAACGCTTATTCTCCATTTGGTTTTGTAAATATTAATACTGTTGCTTTTAATACTGATTATACAATCACTATTGATTCAACAACATTTACACATACCACTCCAAATAATGCTAGTGGTTCTACACAAAATAGTGTTCAAACTATTATTACGGCCCTTGTAAATTCTATTAATGCTAGTTCAATTTATACAGCTCAAGGAATAGGTAATTCTATTTTTATTCGGCGTACTAATAATGCTGATTTTAATATAAAAGCTACTGGAGGTACTAATGGTACTGCTGTTGAAGCTTTTAAAGAAGTAGTCACTTCTGTATCTCAATTACCTCGTGAATTTATTTCTGGGCGACGTATTAGAATTGAAGGTTCAACTGAAAATAATGCAGATGATTATTGGGTAGAATTTATTCCAGCCACATCTGGCCAAACTAGTGGTACTGGACATTGGAATGAAACCATTGCTCCAGGTATAATTCTTGGAATGGATACCACTTCACTTCCGCATGTTATTATCAGAGAAGCAAACGGTACATTTACTTATCGTCAACTTGATGAAGCATCAGCAATCGCTAGTGCTGGTACAACTATAGTTACAGGTGTACCTACAGGAATTTCTATTGTATCTGCAACTAGTGGCGGTCATGTTGTTGGAGAAGAATTTTCTATTACTGGAGGTACTGGAAATAATCTTAGATTAATTGTAAATACCATAAAAGATCAAACAATCGTCAATAATTATTCTGCTGGATCTAGCAATTATGTTATTTTCACTGAAGTTTTTGTGGGATATTATTCTTATATATGGTATGTAAATAATATTCAAATTGGTGAAACATCTGATGAAACTTTAATTATTGGCGATACTACATATACTATTTATGGAAACTTTGAAGCAAGTGGCACAAATGATTTGGTAGCTGGCATTACTATTACTCAGCAAAAAACTGGAATTATTGATAGTGTTTCTATTCTTCAAGCTGGTCAAGGATATACTGCTTTAAATACTGTTTATAATGCTAATAGTGATTCATTTCAAATTTTAACTGTTAGTACGCAAAATCTTAATGGAGATGAAGTCCGTCTTAACTATTGGAAAAATAGAACAGTAGGAGATTTAGACTCAAATCCATTTCCATCTTTTGTTGATAATACAATTGATGGAATTTCATTTTTTAAAAATAGAATTATCTTTACATCAAGACAAAATGTAATTTGTTCACAGGCAGGAGATTACTTTAATTTCTTTGCTAGTACAGTAATTACAATTGTTGATAGTGATCCTATTGATATTAGTGCAGGTAGTTTAAAACCAGTTCATCTTAAATATATGCTTCCTGTGCCTAGAGGTTTGGCATTATTTGGAAATAATGGTCAATATATTCTAGAAACTACAACAGAAGCATTTGCTCCAAAAACTGCTGAAGTTAATCTCCTTTCAACTTATAATGAATCTGAAAAAGTATCTCCAGTAGATATTGGACCTAGTTTCTTATTTATTGAAGAAGGAGTTAAAGCATCAAGTATTTTTGAAATGGATATTAAAGATAATATTGGTGGTAAACCTGCTATTGTTGAGTTAACTAGATTGATTCCAACATATATTCCAAGTGCTATTGTTAGCATGAAGAGTTCTCAATCAACAGGAACAGTCGCACTACTTAGTAAACAGGCTTTAAATTATCTTTATCTTTATCGATTTTTTCAACAAGGAGATAGCCGCATCTCTGGTTGGTTTAGATGGAAATTACCTGGAACTATTGAAAGCTTTGATTTTGATAAAGATGTATTATATGTTGTTACAAAACAAAATAACAACTATATTCTCAGTAGCATGTCCTTGTTGACAGATACTCCAAATGAATCGCTTTTATTTGACGGTCAATATCTTGATGTACGATTAGATCTTTTTGATTATAACCCTGTTCGGGTATATGACTCAAGTACAAATACAACACATATTTGCTTTAAAGATGGATTTGAAAATACTACTGAACAACCAGTATTGATGTATCTTAATCCAGATGTTGCTGGATATTTTGAAGAACAAACTCTTCAATATGATGCGTCTAAACCAACTGGACAAAAGTATTTTTTAGTAGCTGAAGGAAATCAAACAACTTCTAAATTTGCTATTGGATATAAATATGAAGCTTTGGCTCAATTGCCTGCTTTTTATTTTATGCGTGATGAAGGAAAAGCATTAAAAGATACTCTTAACATTCCTCGTGTCAGTAGAATTACTGTCAATAGTTATAATTCTGGTCCTTATAAAGCTGTTGTTAGAGCTGAAGGAAGAAAAGAATTCACACTTTCTCTTCCTCAAATTAATGCAAATTATTATAAAGCTAATAATATTCCAATTATTCGTAATGCTCAAAGTAGTATTCCAATCTTGGCAAAAGGTAATCAATTTGAATTTGAATTGATTGCTGATGCTCCATTTCCAACAGCATTCACTTCTCTTAATTGGGAAGGCACCTATAATAATAAAGGCGTTTCCTCCCTTTAGTTTATGACACCGTTGATCCACACCGCTAGCCGCTTAGATGCACTCTATGTGGCTAATAACCTACAAGAGGAAGACAGACAGGAACTCACTGGCCTTGGTCATACTGATCATGAAATGGCTGTAGTCCTGTCTGTTGGCCTCTCAGACAACCCTGTAACCTTCTGGAACCCTGATGGAATGATCTGCGGGGTGGCGGGGGTATCCAGAACAGATGCCCATTGCGGAGCCATCTGGATGTTAACTACACCACATGTCCGCCCGTATCCAAAACTATTTTTTAAGGAGGCTAAAAAATGGGTCGAACAACAGACCTCCTATGAGATGTTACATAATATTGCTGATCCAAGAAATAGGATGCACATGAAACTGCTTCATATGCTTGGATTTAAACGGCTGTCTTATGTAACCACTCCTACTAATCTTACTTATGTTGAATTTGCTAAATTAACAAAATGTGCGTCGATCCTGGATCAGCAACAGCAATTGTAATTGGTATTACACAGGCTGTTACTCAAGCTGGTCTTTCTATTGCTAACTTTGTTTCTCAAACACAGGCTGCTTCCGCATCTGAACGTGCTTATCAAGAACAAAGAAAACTTAATGCTGAAGCAGCAAACAGAGCTTATCAACAAGAACAACTTAAGTTGAAAGGTGAGTTTGATAAAGCATCTCAACAATCCGAACAGCTTCTTGTTAATCGTCTTCAAGCACAGGGTACAACCCTTTCTGCTGGTCGGAGTGGCCAATCAATTGGTGGTTTACTTGCGGATGCTGCTAGAGTAGAAGGTAAAGACCTTGGTAGTCTTGGCATGAACCTAGCTTCAGCTCAACAAGATTATTTCTTTGGAACAGAAAGCATCTTTAATCAACAGCAATCTGCTAATGCTACTGCTGCTAGTCAGCGTATTGCCGCTCCAAGTATTGGTGGGCTTGCACTTGAACTTGGTGGGGCTGCGTTGAGTGGAGTTATGGCAGCTGTTCCGTTTAAGGCACCGCCAGCTGGTGGTTCCTTTGCTAAAGTACCAAATTCTGTTCTTGATTCAATTGTCCTTCCCGGCTACCCCTAAATCATGGATAGTATTTACGAATCGAGAGGCCAGAAAGTTCAATTAACTGGCACAACTAGAAATTTAGGATTTAATCCTGTTCAAGCATACGATCCAACTCGGATGATGCTTGATCAATCACAGAAAAACCTAGAGTCCTTTGCTGGCTTTAGTAAGACTCTTAATGAGTTTATCCAGCAAAAGGGCAAAGATTATATCAAGAATGAATATGATAAGGGTGTTGCTGATGTCATTAATGGCACTATCCAACCCAACCCTGAAGCTCTTCAAAAGTATCAAGCAAAGGTCAAGGTTCTAGAAAATGCTGCTATGGCTGATGAAGCTGTGGCAAAGCAGATGGAACAGACTGATATTGGTGCTGCTGAAACCTATCGCCAGCAAAGCCCAGCTGCTACAGGGTGGAGGGCCTATGGTCAAGCCGTCACGATCACGCAACAAGCTGCTGGTCAGATTGATGCTACCCTTGGTTCTTTCCTCAAGGATACGGAAACTAAGATTCCTCTTATTCAACCTGATGGTTCAGTACGAGTCATTACTCCATCTCAAGCCAAGACCCAGCCTGAACTCATGGCTGTTTGGGAAACGGGTTTGCGGAAGTTCATGGGTGATATGGGCATCAGAGGTATCAACCCAGCAATCCTATCGGAACACCTGACCCCCGTCATGGTTCGTACCAAGGCAAAACTTTTGGGTGATCGGATGAATGAGATTGCCCTCAATAATAAAAAGGAACGCCTTGATCTTCTTGGGGCAGAAACAGGCGACAAACTTCCAGGATTTAAAGATCCACAACAAGCACAGATTCTTGCCACTTCTACATTCAAGAGAGCTTATGAGCTGACTGGTAACTGGAAGGAAGCCAATGAACTTGGCAATCAAATCATTCTCAAAAAAGTGGAGGCTCTTGGTTATTCAGATCCAGAACTAGCCAAGACTATTCTTGATAATTATGAGAATAGCTTGATTGATCCAGAGCAACCACAGCTCTTGGGTGTACGTGATCGATTTGGTGAAGACATTGGAGCACTGCGTTCCAAACTCAACGGAACCATTAAAGAGCAGGCTAGAGAGGCTGAGGAATCTGCTGTTGAAGAGATCAATGGTCTTGTCAATGCTTACGAAAGTAATCCTTCCCCTGGTCTTTATGCTGACGTTGTAAAACAACTTGAAGCTCGTCAGTTGCTTTATCCTGAAGCTACTCAAGCTCTTAATAAAGTACGTGAACTTGGGAAGAACTATAATCCCAAGAACGATGAAGCTTTGATGCAAGCCATTGAAAAGGGAACCATTAAGAGCTATGCTGATGTGTTAGCACTGAAATCTATCAATGCTATCAGCGATAAAGCTGCTCAAGATGCTAAGGGTTTGTTGCCTAGCGTTGATCTAGAAAAAACTCTTCCTCCTAGAAGCACAATGATTTCTTTTGGTAGAGATTACCTAAGGAATCAAATGAAAGCCATGGGCATCTCTGATGCTGCTTTTACTGATAAAACGGCTTCTACTCTTAATGCTGTTGTTGATGCTGCTAGTGCTGCTACGCTAAGGCAACTTCAATCTAAGGACATGGATCGCTTTAAAGCTCAAACCTTTATGGAAGAGCAGATCAAAGCAGCCCTTGGTCCTAATGGAGATTTTGCTCCACGTAGAGATAAAGCAACTGGTCAATACATTCTACCGACTCCTGGTAGTATTCGTGGTTTGGCTCCTGTTCGTCCTAGAACTGATGGGCCTACTGGTTTTGATTTAGGCAATCAAGTTCTGAGTAAGCTTCCTAAGGTTGCTTCTGCTCGTCGGGACATCATGATTAATGAAGAACGTCTTAGACTAAACCTTGATGTTCTTCAAAATGGTGGTCAACCTTCTGCTGACTTTGATGTTCTTGTTCGAGCATCTGGTCTTTCTCGGCCCCAGTTTATTCAGAAACAACTTAAGTATTATCCTAATCTTGAGTACAATCCTTCTGCTGATGCTGCCGCTCAGAAATACCAAGAAAACCTAAAGTATGATAGGCCAGCTGCTGAAGGTCTTGCTAATCCTCGTATTGTGGGTGAGCAGCGTGATAGGTTGCGTATGCGTATTCAACGGGCTAAGCAACAGCAAACAATTCAGGATCAATATCAACCTGGTGCTGATGTGCCTGCCGGTAAAGGTTCAAGGCAACAAGCTCTTAAACAAGCAGCTGATCAGCTTGGCATTAGGCCAGTAGATCTTGCGGCAGTTATGTCTCTTGAAACTGGCGGCACATTTAATCCTGGTATTGCTGGAGGCGCAGGCGGTGCTTATCGTGGTTTGATTCAATTTGGACCAAGCGAGCAAAAAACTTATGGTTGGAATAAAAACCAAACATTTGAAGAACAAGTTCTTGGTCCTGTTGTTAAATATCTTAAGGCCCGTGGTGTTAAGCCAGGCCATGGAGTACAAGAACTATATGCTGCTATCCTTACTGGAAATGTAGCTAACATTAAAAATGGTGGACTTGATTGGAAAGATTCTTTTGGAACTTCTGTTCGAGGAGCCCTTCCTAGCCTTACAAAAGGTGGACATTATCGTAATGCTGTTAAGTTTCTAACTAGCAGCTAATCACGTGGACTAAAGGCTCTTTCCCTGCGAGGATGGAGCCTCCACAACCTTTATAATAAATATGCCCTTGAGGGGGCCAACTTATCCAACAAAACAAATGGCTGAGTACAATCTCACTGGTGTTCCTGATGTTGACTTTGTTCAACGTGCGGAACAAAACAAACAACTCAAGGCTTACGAAGAATTAAAAGCGGAAGAAGAGAAGAAAAAGAAAGCTCTAGCTGAACAGCAGCGTAAGGCTAAAGAACAAGCCAAAAAGGACAAGCAGCTGGAAGCTTCTTATGTTAATCCTCTTCAACCAATCAAGAATGTTCTTGGTACAAAAGTACCTGTATCTGATCAATCACTAGGAAATACCATTGCTGAAAAAGCTTTTGGGATGATTTCTCCTGGTGCTGGTGCAATTCTGTCTGTTAAAAATGCTCCTGGAACCAAGCAGGTTGGACAAGTTGCCCGTACTATTGCTGGCGCTGGTGCTAAGTTGATTGAGGGTCCAGTTGAACTAGCCACTCAAGTCGGTTTGAATCTTACTACCAATTTAGGTAAGAATCCGTGGGATCCAGATTTTAAACGGGCTCGTGCTGATCTTGGTGTTGGCCCTAAATCAGATCTTGGTGTGGCTGCCAGTAACATTCTGGCTTTGTTTATTGGTGCTAAGGCTGCCCGTAGTTTGCCTGGTGGTAAGCTTGGGACCACTCCAGTGCCTGCTGGCCTTAAAGGGGCTGCTAAGCTTGGAGCAAAAGCAAAACGTATTGCCCTTGAAGATCTTGTACCCGGTGCGGTTACTGACTTCTTTCTTACTACCACAAAAGATGGTAATGTAAGTGAGTCAATCAAGAACTTGGTTCCTGAACAATATCAAGATTCTTGGGCCTTTGGATTGGCCAATGATAAATATGGTGATCCAATTTTAAATAGGCTGAAGTCTACGCTTGAAGGTGGTCCTCTTAACGCTATTGGTAATGCTGTTATTCCTGGTTTGAAAGCCGGGCGTAATGTTGCTCAATCAATCTTGGCAAAGGGCGGATCAAAAGAAGAAGCCCTCAAGGCTGGCGCTGAAGAAACGGCTAGAGTTGCTGATGAACTTGGTAAAAAGATTGCCAAGGATGATGCTATTGTTTCAGCAGAATGGAGCAAGGTTCGTCAAGAAGAGATGGGTCAGCTTCTTGAAGAAGAAAGCAACATCTACAGTAAACTTGAAGGTCTTGATCCAGAAGATGATCAATTCAAAGAACTGAACCGTCAACTTACTGACATTCAGGGAAGGCAGCAGGAACTCAATAACACCATTGATGAAGCAGCTGATCCAAATGTTCAATATAAATACTGGGAAACAACTGGTGCTGTTAAAACAGATTCCATTAATGATGTAGCCGCTAATCAAGTTAATCTTGAAGATGGCTTTCCCGGTATTGGTAAGATTAATATTCAAGGATCAGCAGGTCGTATTTTCACAGATCCAGCACTTCGCAGCATCGGTATTAAAGATACTGGTGCTGAAAAAATGGTTAAAAGATATGAAAACGATATTGATGTTGCTGAGATTGCACGCCGTTCTGGTAAGACAGTAGAGGAGGTTCTTAGAAACGCTGCTCGTATCTACTCTGATTTTCAGGAAGCCATTAAATCTTACGATGATCAAGTTATTGATGAAGGGCAAGAACAGCTAATTCAACGAGTACTTAGGGAAGTAGGAGATGTTTATCGTTCTAGCAAAACAGGTTATGAGTTTGCTAGTAATGAAACGTTGATTGCTGCTAAAGCTATTGTTGCTGATCTTTCTAGTGATCTTTATCTTCTTGCTAAAGAAGCTGAAGATGCTGATGTTAAGCAACTTTATGGTGCCAACACTTTTGATCGGTCAGTTGATCGGCTCGTGGGTGTGTTGGAGATGTATAAGGTTGGTACTCAAGAATATGGTGGTGGTCTTAGTAGTCTGCGTTTGAGCCTTACTAAGAATACGTTTGCGGGCGAAGTAGAAATGACTGCCCGTGAATTTGAAACGGATGATGCTATCACCACTCGCCGCCTTCGTAAATGGGCTACTGATGTTAAGGAAGCTTATCGTCGTGGTGATCCAGAAGCAGTGGATAAGATGCGGGCTTTGATCCGCTCTATGGTACTTGCTGGCGGTGACCCATCCAAAACGGTGAACTTTGCTGCTACCGCTATGCGGATGTTTGTTAAAACGCAAACATCAAATTTCTATAACAGTATCCTTTCTGGTACTAAGACTCTCATCCGTAACGCATCAAACGTTTATCGGCTAGTAGAAGCCCCTACAAGCATGGCTATTGCTGGTCAATGGAAAGGTGACCCTGCTGTTGTTAAAGCCGCCTTTGCGGGCTACAGCGCCATTGGTCAGAGCGTATCTGAAGCGTTTAGGGTTGCTGCTCGTACTTGGAAAACACGTGTGCCTGCTCAAGCTTCTCCGTATCGGATTCTTCAGGATAGTGAGTCTCTTGCTATGCTGGATGCTATGGAAAAAACAGCACAAACACAAGGAGAGAAACTGACGGTTGGATTCCTTAAGGCTCAGTATCGTTTTGCTGAGTGGACAAGTTATCCATCCAAAATGTTGATGAGTATGGATGATGCGTTTAAAAACGTATTTGCCCGTCAACGCATTGCTGAAATGGCTACCTATAAAGCCATGACAGAAGCTAAAACTCCTACTGATGTTGCTGATTATCTGAAGAAATATACGGATGAATATTCTCAATATATTGATCCACAAACTGGAGTAATTAAAGAAAAGGGACTTCAGCAATATGCTGATATTGCTACCTTCCAAAATGATCCAGGTGAAGGATTTAATAATTTGTCTAGGACCATGGAAACACTTCCCTATCTTGGTCCACTTGGTAAACAAATTGTTCCCTTTATCCGTACTCCAGCCAACATCTTTGCGTATCAATTAGAGCAACTTCCTCTTACGAATAGGTTCTCTAAACAATACCAAGATGCTATGGCTTCAGAAGATCCACTGCGGATTGCTGAGTACGAGGGTCGTCAAGCCGTTGGTGCTGTAACAATTGCCGCAATTGCACCTCTAGCCTACTCTGGATTGGTAACTGGTAACTATCCACTTGATCCAAAGGAACGTCAACGTTGGAAACTGCTGGGTATCAAAGCACGTTCCGTTAATATTAATGGTCAATATATTTCATATAACGCTTTAGAACCTCTTTCTAATATTATTGCGGCTACTGCTGATATTGCACAACTAACTAAACTTGGTGCGGTTGATGCAGCTGAGCGTTTGACCGGTACTCTTATTCTGGCTCTTGCTGCTAGCTTTACTGAAAAATCTTATTTCTCAGGTCTTCAAGCTCTTGGTGAATTTTTGACTCCAGAAAATTGGACAGAAAAAACAGCAATGCGTGGCCTTATGAGTGCGGTTAATAATAACCTTCCTCTTGCTGGCGCACGTCGGGCTCTTGCTAATTCCATGAATCCATACATGAGGGAATTTAGCAATGAATATGAGCGTACCTTGATGAATGCAATTCCAGGTTATGCCCTGACACGTCCTATTCAAATTGATGTTCTTACGGGTAAACCCATCAAAAATGCGATGGGAGGCT